CAATGATAGAAACTGCCCCAGGGGAAAGCTTCTCAGCAGTAACGGCAGCGGCAGACAACTTGGATGTTGTGACCGCGCCATCTGCGATGGCCGCGGTTGCAACAGCACCAGTTTCAAGGTTGACGCCGGTTGCAAGCCCGTCAACAAAGTTCTTGACAGCAGTAAAGTTTGAGTTGACTTCGGATGCCTCGGAAATGGTTCCGTTGACGAATACGTGTGGAATACTAAGTGCCATCAGCCGGTCACCTTTCGCGGATTGTATTTGTATGCAATGCTGTCAATACCCCAGGACAGGCCGGTCGGTCCGGTAAGTACGAGTTGTACGGCGCGGGCCAAACCAAGGTTTGAGCCGCGCAACACTTGCGCACCCTCGGCGACAATGCCCCAGTAGTCAACGCCCCAAAGCCCAGTGCCCCAAAGCATTCCGTCTGCACTAGCAGGCAACAGGATGTTGAACGATTTGCGTTCGTTGCCGAGAGCTTCTTCGTAGTTGTGGTAAACCTTGATGTTGATGCTTCGGGCAGTGTCAACTTGTTTTACCACAAAGTCTGGGCGGCGAAACATTTTCTTCATTGAATACATGCGTCCGTCAATCCAACCGGTCCGGTAGTACGACGTGAATCCCTGCTCCACGCCACCGATAAGGTCAGTCTGCTCAGAGTAAACATTCACATCCAACACGCGGGGCAAGGTTGGATGTACAGCAACGTTGTGAGTCACACCATCAGAGTCGTCCCAGTCAACACCAGCAATCACGGCCTTACCGTCTGCCGTCTGGATAGCAGTCCAGGTGCCCTTGCCGATGGAGGGGTCAAAAACAAAACAGGTGCTTGCGTAACTAACCTGCGTGGTCTTGCTGTATGGAAGCGCAACCCAAACACGGTCGTCCATGTAACTCAACGAGATAGTGTCGTCCGCGCTCGAATTAATGTGCCCAAGCGGGTAAATAGGGCGGATAGGTTCGAACAGGTCAATAATTCTGCTGCCGTCGTAGTAGTGGACCCCTGTGGGATGGTCGTAGAAAAATACGCCGGTGGGCGCGACTGCAACATGTTCATGTTGCTGTGCGCCAAACTGGGCGGACAGCTGGACAACCTGGAAGTCGCTGGAGTCAAATCCGAACACAACAAAAATAGCGTCACGCTTGAACACGACAAGTTGTCCGAGTACGGAAACAATAGCGGTAATGCCAGATACGCCGCCTTCAAAATCAATGTAGTCGGCAGATGCCCAGTTGTGAGGCACATTGTCCAAAGACCAGCGGACACGGTTCGGGTACACCACACCATTCTCGATGGTGTTGGCGGCAAACATCTTGTTGGCATGTACACACAAATGTTCGCAAGAAGGCATCTTCAACTTGGTAATGTCAGGAGTCGTCTGCCAGTCATGGGGATTAGTGCCAGAAGCGGTAAGGGCCGTAGCGTAGGTATCGGTAGTGCGCCAGCTGTAACCACCAGAACCAGCAGTGCCATCCGCAATGTACATGTAATCGCCCCACTGCGTCATACAAGCGCCGTGAGTGCTACTGGAAGTCACAGGATTGCCAGCGGAATATTCAAGTTGAGTAAAGTTGCCACCAGAGGAATGGTAAACTTTGTTGTCGTTAGGCAACATGATTTTGGGCGACGTACCCTTGAAGGGTACAAGTCGCCCCGGAGTCCATGCACCAGGCACAGCAGTGGTATTGATTTCACGGATTGCTCCACGTGAAAACAATCCGCCACGCGGGTCAATTTCCACATTCAACATGTCTGGCGACTCGTTCGGTGCGAGCTGAAACTGGTCTGCACGCAGGTTCAATCCACCAGTAAAGTCGTCGGTACGCTGGACGCGGACTGCACTCATGAGCCGAGAGTCCTGCCAAGCTGCTGCAACCAGCGCTGCATTGTGGGATAACGACGTCCGCCAGACAGTACAACTGGCTGTGCGGACGAGGCTTTCATCAAGTCTCGACGGGCCAGCGCAACACCTTCTTCAAAGTTGCGCATGTGCATCGCTGCCAGTTCGGCGTCTTCCTGACGCTGATAAACACGTGCAAGAACAAAGTAGGGCAGGATTGCATGGAACCACTGGTCAATATCAATGGTCTGTGTCGTAGTGGTCAGCCAGGTGTAAACAGGGTTGCGGTAGGCACGGACAGTCATCGGATAGATGGTGTCGGGCTTCGCCCACAGGTAAACGGTGCCATCCCAGAAAGAGTAGAAGTATGGGCGGCTGGCAGTGTCAAGGTTCCCAATCCACACGTCTTCAGCATTGTTATGGTCAATCAGTGTGAGGCGGTTGCCTGCGGGAGATGCGTCGACAATGGAGATGATTTCGCGGATATCTCCGATAGCAGAGATAAGATATTCGCGTTGGCCGGCTACCGTGTTGAACGTGTAGGTTTGCTGAAGGTGGGGCCAGCGGCGTTCCAACGCGTAGATGCGTTGGAAGCCTTCTTTGGCATACTGGTCAATGACGCTGTTGGGCAGGTCAAATTCGTCCAGGTCTGCCATTTCGCGGACCTGGGCACGCAGGGTGTCCAGGTTCATGTATTCAGTTCTCCTCTAGAGCGCAGATGTCCTGCACAGTAGTCAGTGCTTTTAGCTTTGAAACCTTCACAGGTGTCGCCGTTGGCGATGCAACGGTTTCTTCCCACAAACGGGGCGTACGATGGAGCGGGGCGGCTTGTCGCTGTGGGCGACAGCCGCTGCCCGCCTACCGGCTTACCGTGATAGCTGTGGGCCGGAACACCGTGTGTTGAATGGGCTGGTTTGGCATTGTTCATACCAATAGCCCATATTGTTACTGGCTACCGATACCTGTTCAGGCGGTCAACGAGCTTGTCGTTCCAGTCCTTCGGCTTGGCCGGCTTCGTAATAGGCTTGCCCTTCTTACCAGGGGTAGCGGGCTTAGTAATAGGCTTTCCAGCAGAAGGAAGCTGATAGCCACTCGGACCCTGCTTCGGCTTCGACTTGCCAGGCTGTCCAATCCCCAAACCACTTGGCCCCTGCTTCGGCTTAGTAGCCCTAGGGCCACCAGGCTTCGGAGTCTCCATGTTCGAAGTCACACTCGTGCCAGGACGACGACCGGGGTAGCGGTCTGCCGGCTTCATGCGCTGCGGACCACCCTGCGGCATACGGTCGGCAGGGGGACCCTGCTTCGGTGGCTTCTTCTCGGGCATACGGTCAACAGGAGGCCCCTGCTTCTTGCCAGGAGCAGCCTTCTTCTTGCCTCCGCGCAGACGGGCACGCTCGCCAGGAGCGTAAAACTCGTCACGCTCAACCATGCCAGTTTCCCACTTGCGGCGGAGCTTGGCACGGTCAACGGTCTTGCCTTTAGCCTCAAGCTCCTTGGCGCGCTGCTGCACAAACTTACGCTTGCGAGCAATCGCCCCTGAATCCTTCTTCGCTGCCATGACTACTCCTTAACCGGGGGGAGAGCCGAGTTCTGAGACTTACCAGTCACAGACTTCGGCGGATACTTAGATGAAACGACCTTGCCAACCTTCTTCTTCATCATGTCGGCATGTGAACTAAGATTCTTGTATTTGTAAGGCATAATGCACCTGTGGTGTGGGGGCCGGTTGCCCGGCCCCCTCCACAACAGTCCTACTTGCGGTAGACCTTGATGGTGCTGTCCGACTGGACAACGCCAACAAACGTACCGGACGTAGCGGCAGGCACACCGGCCGCACCAACGATAGTCACATCCGTACCACCGGCAAGCGTAATCGCATGCGTGGCGGCAGCAAGGTTCACAATCGTAAACTCAAACGACGTACCTGCAACCTCGTCGGTCAGCGCCGCCAGCAGCAGTGCTGCCGTCGACGTGGTGAACGTGCGCGCCGCAGTCGGCGTGCAGGTGAACAACTTGCTCTCAAGCAGTTCTGCAGCCGTCAACGTCTGTGCAGCATCCGTCTCGGCAACAACTGCCACCTTCTCGTGAGACGTAATGTAATCTTCAATACGCTTGCGAGTGACTCCACCCGCTGTGTCGTTACCCTTCAAAGGCATCATATTCTCCTGTCTTATTTGTGGGGAATGGGGGGGGCGAGCACCCGAAGGTGCCCGCCCCCAACTATTTGTTTGCTACTAGGCGGTCTTCGCCGTCAGCTTGCCCTGCTTAGCCGAGTTACGGCAGGTCAGGTTGCCGTAGCACATGATGAGCGCGTAACGCGCATCCACGTCCTCAGGCGAAACGAAGCTGGTCTGGGCAAACCACTTGTCGCTGTGGCCGACAAGCGTGAGATACTTGCTGTTCAGGAAGAACATGACTCCGGCGGGGCAGTGCACATCGTAAACGATGGGCGCAGCCTTGA